TGTCACTATAGATGTAGTTGCCCAACCCAGCGCACCCAATGCATATCCCCGAGCAATCTATGAAAGCATGATGAACATGAAATATGGTCACAGACTGCTGGAGATAGCCCGGGAAGCTGGTCAGGACAACAAGGTACAGAGATACCTCAAGAGTGAAGTTGTAAAACTCATTCGGGATCTCAAAATCTAAGGAGAAGCAGGCATGTTAGATGCTATCAAACCATTGCTCGACAGCAACCTGATCACCGAGGAGACTCGTCAAGAGATCAATGAAGCTTGGGAAGCCAAGCTCAATGAAGCTCGCGAACAGGCCCGTGCAGAGCTCCGTGAGGAATTTGCACAACGCTATGAGCACGACAAGTCAGTAATGGTAGAAGCCTTAGACAAGATGGTAACAGAAGGTCTTGCTCAAGAGATCGCCATGGTTGCTGCTGAAAAGCAAGCACTGGTGGAAGATCGTGTCAAGTTCCAGGCCAAGATGAAAGAAAGCGCCACAAAGTTCAACAGCTTTTTGGTGACCAAATTGGCGGAAGAAATTGGCGAACTGCGCAAAGACCGCAAAATGCACAGCGAAGGTCTGGCCAAGCTAGAAAACTTTGTTATGCACTCACTGGCTCGTGAAATTCGTGAGTTTGCTGAAGACAAGCGTGACTTGGTGGAAACCAAAGTGCGCCTGGTAGCAGAAGCTCGCACCAAGCTGGAGACTCTCAAGTCACGCTTTGTAAAAGAAAGCGCCAGCAAAATGAGTCAGGCTGTTAGCCGTCATCTCAAGGCCGAACTAAATCAGCTACAAGAAGATATCCGTGTTGCTCGCGAGAACAACTTTGGACGTAGAATTTTTGAAGCTTATGCGGCTGAATTCGGTGCTACTCACCTCAATGAGAAAGCCGAAGTCAAGAAACTTCAGCAACTGTTGGCTCACAAAGATCAACAGCTGGCCGAAGCCGTGAAACTCACCCAGAAGGCGAAAGTCGTGGTTGAGTCCAAAGAACGCGAACTGCGTATGGTCAAAGAAACCAATGAGCGTCAAAGCACAATGGATGAATTGCTGCGTCCCTTGAACAAGGAAAAGCAAGAGATCATGCGTAATTTGCTCGAAAGCGTACAAACACAACGTTTGAAAAACGCATTCGAAAAGTATCTACCAGCAGTGTTGGAAGACCGCTCTGTGAAAGCTCGACCCGTGATCACAGAACAAGTATCCGTTGCAACTGGTGATAAAACTGTACCGAGTCAGCAGGAAGAAAGCGATGTTAAGAGCAACGTTATCGACCTCAAGCGACTGGCAGGTCTATAAACTTTTAGGAGACTTTGATGTCACAAGAACTAATCGAAAGTCGCTGGGGCGAGACCAAAGAAGCATTGCTTGAAGGTCTGAATGGCACCAAGCGCAACAGCATGAGTGTGATCCTTGAAAACACTCGCAAGTATTTGAAGGAAAACGCAAGCAGTGGCAGTACCGCTGCTGGTAACGTGGCCACACTGAACCGCGTGATTCTTCCCGTGATTCGCCGTGTGATGCCAACCGTTATTGCTAACGAGTTGGTTGGTGTTCAGCCCATGACTGGCCCTGTTGGTCAAATACACACTCTGCGTGTGCGTTATGCCAACAGCTTGACAGACAACAGTGCTGCTGCTACCAGCGTCACAGCCGGTGAAGAGGCATTGAGCCCATTCAAGATCGCTACAGCTTACTCCGGTCAGCCTAGCGGTGCTGCTGGTGCCACAGCTACCAACTACACAGGCGGTGCTACAGCTACCATGGAAGGTACAGGCGGTCGTCAGATCTCTGTGCAGATCCTGAAGCAAGCTGTTGAAGCTCGCACACGTAAGTTGCAAGCACGTTGGACATTTGAAAGTGCTCAAGACGCACAAGCCATGCACGGCATTGACGTTGAGGCAGAAATCATGGCCGCACTGGCTCAAGAGATCACAGCTGAGATTGACCAAGAGATCCTGTTGAGTCTACGCAGTCTGGCTGCCACTGAGTTCACATACAACCAAGCTACCGTATCCGGTACTGCTACATTCGTTGGTGACGAACACGCTGCTC